AGACATCCTGTATGCATCTAGACAGCATCAGGTAGAACTTCAGTCCATCGATAATCGGTGAAACTATAACCTAAAAGAACATTTAAAGACAATCACAAACATTAAATATTGAACAAATAAAAACATCACTCCTCATCTGCAACCTACAACAGAGTTTAAAGGTCATCAGAGAAGTGTACAAAACAAACAATTAATGGGCTAGTTATCAAACTTGGCCAGGAAAATCTCATCATGATCTCTCCAATTAGTCGAGTTGGTTCTAACTCCGGCCTTACGGCAGGCAGTGTTAACCTGTGACTTGAAGCGATCGTAAAATTCCACATTCCAGTGGTACGCAAAATCCAGAGCATCATTCACATTCTGTTGAATCATGAGCTCAGGATCTTTAGACTTGCGGACCCAATCTATCATGCGGTACAGAGTTGCTTTTTCTATAGGGGCTAGTTTGATGTTGGGTCGGGTAGGGTGACTGACAAAACCTCGCTTAAGGAAGCTAAGGTTCTCCAATGGTTCTACTTCGATCGTGGTTTCGGTTTTATCTGCGCGAGTGTACGTGATGCCATACCTTCCAAGAATGTTAGAGAAGGTGACTTGATTAAAGAAATCAGAGGCTTCAGGCGCAACTGCGAAGATATTATCGTCTCCATAATTGAAGCAGCACACATTTTCGTCGAAACGACGGAGCGGAAGCATGTCGAGTCGTCCACATTCTCGTGCCGAAATTCTCCACACTATTAGCGAATAGATGAAATTGCAGATGCAATTCAATTCTGCAGTGAGCGGGCATCCACTAGGGTTGCCTTGATGCTTCATATACAGACTATTCTGGGCTAGGTGTACAGTGTGAATTATCTCGTGCATGAGAACCTGGCGAACTGTTCTTGCTTCGGGTCCATCCTCATACCAGTCTGATACGATGTTTGCGACTTGCATCATGATGAAAGCTTCAATAGTTCCATCCCAGTTTGCATAGTCTCCAGCAAATCCATCGGGGCTGATCTCTCTGAGTTTGTTCCAAAGTTCGGTCCAGTCAGGTCCTTGTGCGTCGGTTCCGACACATCCGAAAAACTTTCCATGAGATTCGCAGAAAGAGTTTTTGAAGTCCAGGAAGTAGCGTCTGAATAAGACGACAAACGGTAAAGGCATAACATTGATTGCTCTAGTTTTGCCCAAAAAGACTTTTTGATTAGATCTTAATTCGTCTTTTAACACGTCCATCGTCACACTCGGAACACGAAGTCCTTTCATTGCGTATGACTCTTTCTCCTCTATCTCGGCAAGCAGCTGTGGGTCTGATATCTCATATTCCAGCTCCGAGCCTTCCTTCAATCTAAAGTAGGAGTATTTTCCGGGTCTGTTGTCGGGTTTGCGTGTGGGTAGTCGGTGCGGATATCCAGCACTCGTGGTCATCTCCATGCCGCGAAAGTTTTCAACAATCGCGCCAGAGGGAGCACGGATGCCATTGATAGCCTCATCCAACGTCGCGACTTGAGGTGGGCGATATTGTGGTCTTAGTACATCTTTAAGCAAGTGAGTTGTGTGCTCTACCGCTGCATCCACGTCCGATGAAGGAAACGGATGAACGATCTTGCCGTACTTAGAAATCGCTTCTACAAGTGGCGTCGTTGGGCATCCAGGCGCCTGTGCACGGCAAAGTGCCGCAGGTGCGTGGGTGGGTGCTTGAACACTGCCGTGAATCAAGCTTGGTCTTAGTTCAGTCTTCGTGGTCTGTGCGATTGACCACTTCTTGTCGAGTGCTCCAAGCAACGTGTATTCTCCACTTGGGATAACTTGGGCTTGTTGCACCTCATCAACGTCGAACTGCTGTACAGTAGCAAGGGAACCGTCTGGATTGACAGGTAACTCCTCACAGTCGGGGTGGCCTTTATCTGGGGCAAAGCTAATGTTAGAAAGTCGTATGGACCCGCTAAAGAGGCGGGCTCGAAGTCCTTTCATCGCTTTGTCAACAGACTCATAGGTGGTTGCAATAGCACCTCCTTTATTTTGGCGTTCCCAACCGTGGGTATGCATTCCCAAGATTTTGTGGGGCAGTCCGGTGTTGATGGCGATCACGAGTTTTCCGCAATCGCCCCGCTCGGTGATGGCTTCATATTTGTAGCCCTGTCGAACGAAAATGATTTCCTTATCGGATTCCACGGCCTTATAAGCTGATTGATGTCTCAGGTCAATTGGGCCACCAACTCCAAGATGTACTTCTCGGGTTGGCATATTATCATTTTCGTCGACACGGACTCCAGCAATGATCATCGCGCATCGTTGCGGGACTTTGCAGAGTTCATGCTCTCGGATAAAATGTCCGTCGAGTATTCCACCCCGGAATGAGGGGTATCGTGGGCCGAGATAGTAGAGGACGAGATCTTGAGTTACGTCCTGCAACCACTCGGGTCGGAATGGAACATCGATCTTATGACATCCCCATCCAGTAACGGATATTGGGGTGTCCGGAGAGATGCGTGTCTCGTGGAAGAAGTGTTTGGGTGCGAGAACCACCGAGCCTTCAATGCCCAGGGCTGCTACTTGGAACGGCGCAGTGCTTCCATCTGTGCGCGTAAAGGCGAAGTAAAGATTCACCATGTTCCTAGAGTATAAGCCCCGAAGCGATTGCATGGCATTCGGGTCCTCGCATCCTTGTGGCACAGCCGTCACTTGCTCTGGGAGAGCAATGACTTGCTCAGGCATGGAATCGGAGTAGTCGAATCCCTGTGACTTAGCGATCTGGATTGCTCCTTTACGCTGTAAGTGCCTGCTGGCAGTGTTGTAAGGTGTCGATTCAGCAGCTATGACTCGCTGCGTCCTGAGTCTTTTCATGTCATTGGAATAGGCGGTCGACTCTGGAACCACCTTGACTTGTTTGTGGGGCTGATGACGTAACTCTGACGAATACCCTTCTGGTTCTCCACCAGGAGGATCGACTAGCGTACCGTCGGCACCAACGAACTTGTGAAAGACGTTGGCATCGAGGAGAATTCTCTCCTGCTCGAACAACTTCCTACCTTGTGAGTAGGCAATGTAGCCGAGCCCGGCTGCTATGGCTAGTACGACGAAAAATTTCTTATTCGCCATCGTATACGCCTTACAGCTTGTGAACATTTGCTTCATTATCCTGAATGCCCTCTTGCGAAAGGTATCCAGGTCATGACGCACTCCGTAGACATACCTTTGTCGATCGTCGTCAGCACGAGCAATCGAAAAGAATGCCTCCACCAGTTCCAATTTGGTTGCATATGGCAATCCACAGATTCCACTCCAAAACTTAGCATATCTATGCCAGTCGTGGAAGTCCTCTGGGATATCAAGATGCCATTGGTAATGCAACTTAATGGGCTTGTTGTCCTTATAGACGGGGTCTTCTCTTCCGAGTATCGCATATTTCGCGCGAATCAAGAGGCTTGGCTCGTTCATCTCGCGTAACTTGATCATTCGGAGAAATTCCAGCGGGTAAGGGGTTCCTTGATGAAGGACCTCCTTAACCTGCTGGTTCGAATACTCCACCTGAAGGCCTAACTTCTGGTGTAATGCGAAACTGTCAGGTTCCACATAATTGGAGGACGCCAGGAATGTAGGAAGTTCCCATCTCGGCTCATTTGGCAGTGGGTCTGGGTGCTTTGGTCGAAACCAATCTCTCCAGCCCTGAGCGTCAGCGGGTTCTTCCACAGCTGGTTCGGGGTCTTGGTCCATCTCGTTGATTCTCTTCAACAAGGCTTCCTGATTGGCCAAATAACGATCGGTCCTAAGATCGTATAAGGCTAGGAAATCGGCATAAGTCATCTCTCGGTGGTTTCCGAGAACAATCTCAGCCGGTTGTCCTTCAGGATTAGGATGCATGAGAGTGAATCTCAGGTGGTTGAGGGTCACCTGATCTTCGTCGGTCAGATAGTCAGCGAGCTCTGGATTGAGTCCCTGACGTCTAGCACGAGCGTATCCGCTCTCATTCATCCAAGCCTCATTAAAAGTGACTTTAACGAGCATATTTCTCCGACGATAGAACGCAGAGTTCGTCCTTAGAACTCCGGTAAACGTCGGAAAGGGGTCATTTGCTGACCCGACGATGTACTCACAATTATAGAACTTCTTGCCTTTAGCATCCACGTTGGCTTGCGGGGTGTTATAGGCAGAATTCGTTTTTGCTTGCATGACCATCGGGCCAGAATCCTGGTCGGGTTGACAAAATTGGCTCATATCGTCAACCACGTGAATTTTGTGTATAGCTGGTTCATAACCATCCATATGCTTGGCACCTGCGCCTAAGTTAAAGATGGTCTCGTTGGAATCCCAGCCTCTCTTACGACAAATGTGACGTGTGAGCTTCATCATCACATAGCTTTTGCCATATCCTGGTTCTCCGTAAAAAACCACACAATGCGGATCTATTCTAGCCGTGGCTTGGCCAGAACAAATCGCCAGTGCTTGCAAGTCGGTGATCGTGCTGATAAGACGCGACACCAACATGGTGGAAATGGCGTAAGAGGGTATACGTAGAATGTCCTGATGGATCATCTTGGACTGGAGGTATAGGTCATTAATCTCGGCACGAAAGCTCGGCGAGACTAAGATCCTGTGTTTAAGAGCGGGGTCCGAAACTCTTATTACCTCTCCAGCCCATCGAGTGATCTTATCAGGAAGATCAGTGAGGAGTCGTGAGTATACTGCATTTATACCGCTTTGTCCAAAGATCCAATAAGCGGCAGAAAAGAAGAGGTCTCTAAAGAAACCAAATATGTCCTTCATGTGGCGTCCGGCCATCATGACATTGCTGAACGCTCGTCCAGCTTGGGAATATTCTGAGAGCCAGTCTCTAAAAGAGTTGGCAGACTCAGTCTTCTCTTTGTCTGTGGAGTATGACTTACCAAGGATGAGAACGGACGCGAGGGCAAATGCAGTTTCAGCCAGTCGCATCTCGTCCATAGGTTGTTCAGGTCCTTGGGCGTGGGCAAAGTTAAGGTTTTCGAGGCAGTCGTCAACTAAACCACGAATCGCAATTTCTTGCTTGTACTGAGTAGCGTAGGCCGAAGCCAACTCATGTACGCGCTTGAATAGGTCATCGTGTAAGCCGACAGACATGACTAGTCCGGTGAATGAGAACAAAAATTGTTTCCAATTCTCTGATACTGCTACTGAGAGCAGTTGAAACACATGTGCAATGTGCATAGGATCAGAGAAGTATTCTACGAGTGCTTGAATCACTCGCTTGGCCAAAAATCCAAATTGGCCGAGAATACGCTTCAAAAACGATTTAAACGCCTTATAGATGAGTCCAAACATCTTATAGGCGATCTTGTTCTTCAAAAATGCGGTTATGGCAGAGATCATCTCCCCGATGAAACCGCTGAATTTGGTCATAATTGTCATGAGTGACAGACCATCTCCAGCGCCTTCACCAGCGATTGTCTTCCATGTGTTAGTCATCATTTCTGCAAATCCTGCTTGTGCTTCAGCTGACGCAGGTAGATCAGCTTGAATGCCGTCAAAGAGTTTCATGTTGAAGAGCTCTAGCGCCATTCGCGTGATTTCATGGGTTTTCTCGGGAGTGAACAATACAGCGGAGGGATGATAACGAGTGGGCTCGTCGTCCTCCAACTTCATATCCAACTCTTGCATAGAAAGGTGATGTCTGGGCAGCATGATGCATTTGCCATCCCAGTTATCAAGTTGAGGTGTGACTAATGACATTTCGAACTGAGTACTCGCGCGTGTTTTGATGAACGCGAGTTGTTCAAAGATGGTATGAGCAGTATGAATGAGTATGAAACCATCAGCAGCGTGAGAGTAGCCCAACTGAAGTGTGTCGCACAATCTGACATATGCGTCCAGGTCTCGTAATGGTTCCTGGGCGCAAACGTCAAAATATGCGGCCAACTTCAGTCGAAGATAGGGAATATGATCCACATCGCGTTGCTCCCAAGATTCATGATACAGCAAATTACACCGATCATA